TATGCATGAAAGCTCGATTGAGCAAGTAAAGAAAGATGTCGACAGACACGAATCACAAATAGTTCAAATAATGCAAAAAGTGTATTAATCAAAGAGGCATTTGATCCCGTAAGATTGAGTGCCTTTTTTAAAATCCTAAAAGTAAATGATAAATGTAAGTTTTAAGAATTGGCGCAAAGATGGTATCGGCGCATTAAATGATTTAAGTTATATTTTCTTGGCACTTATTGGTGCTATTCAAGCGGCTGAAGCAATGGGATACACCATCGATATGCTATCGCCAAAGTCAAAACAGTTTTTGGTAGTTATGGTTATTCTTTTTAAGTTTGTTGAGAAAATGACCGTAAAAACTACTGAACAATGAGAAAGCTATTAGTTACACTTGGATTTATTTTAGTTGTTGGACTAATTATTTTTTTTAGCATCCCACGAAATCCAAAGCCAACTCCTCCACAAGAAAGCAAATATCAAGAAGAGTTAGTTAGATTGAATGAAGAGATTAAAGGTTATGAACTGACCATTGCGGCTCTTCAGGATAGTTTAGTTATTATGGATAGTTTAATAGCGAATAATCAAACCAAAGTTATTTACATAAAATCACAAGCAAATGAAAAAGCTAATCGTGTTAGTAGTTATACTACTAAACAACTTAACGAGTTTCTCACAGAGCGCTACAAAGACAGTATCCGATAGTGTTGTAATAATGAATAAGAAACTTGTCCAGTACATGGTGCAAGACCTTATCCGTTATGATGCGGACAAGCAAGCGTTAAATTTATTAGATAGTAATTTGCGTTTAAAAGATAAATTCATTTCTAACCAGGATGTGGTTATTAAATCACAGATAGGTACTATTAAAGACCTACGTTCGATAATCACGCAGTACGAAGTTGGAGAAACTGAATTGTTAGGCAATATTGACCAATTAAAAAATGACCTTAATCGTAAGAAAAGAAAGTTGCACTTTTACCAAACCGCTGCATTTGCCGCAGTCGCTGGCATTGTCATTAACCACTATATGTGGAAGTATGGTGGTAAGTAACCACGAAGTTTGGCGATTTTGTAATAAATGTTTAAGGTTCTATGATGCAAGGGAAAAGAGTGTATGTTGTTAGTGCTTTGATGCTAATCATATCAATAATTCTAATCAGGATTTTAGCAGTTCAATTAACCAATTATTGCTTAACTCCAAAGGTTGGTCAATCTTATTCCGCATATCAAAAGGTACTTGTTAATGATAACGATGGCGCACTATACGAAGAGATGGAATACACCCAGGTGCAAGTATATAACTATACGAACGATAGTGTTTTTTACATCTTAACGATGTACAATGGTGTGAATTGTAATGATAGTTTAGCCAGTACGATAGTAGAATTTTCAAAAATCTACCATTAGTTTATATAAGTTTTTAACTACAATATCAATTAGTTAGCATTTTTTAAGAAAAAAAAGTGTTGACTTTGTGCTTTCGTATTATTGCAGTTTATATATTTGCTGACATAAACAACTAAAAAATATGTCAACAACATTCAACAAATCAGAAGCTATCGCACTTGTTAGACAAGGCGCGAAGATCACGCACTCAAATTGGGAAGCGTCAGAATTTATCACTCGTAACTGGAGAGATGGATTTTTACAAGATGAAAACGGTGTACTTAAAATCTCTACGGAGTTTTTTAAATACCAACCTGACAATGGTTACACTTTATTTGTGGAGGAGGTTGTATGCTCTTAATGACCGAACTTGAATATGCGGAGTTCATCACTCCATCATGGACATCCATCGCAATCTTTGCTTTCATTTTATTTCTAATCCTAATCTCTATTAAACATGACAATAAGTGAAATTAACTCTACACTGGCAACCGCTCACCTAATAGGTCACATTCAGTTCTTTATTAGAAAAGCAATCGCTCAAAATGATGATCACACTGTTAAGCTACATCTTCAAGCAATCATTACCGCGTGTGAACTTAATCCTGACCTTAATCATTTAATCGAACAATACGAAAATCAATTAAAAAAATATGAATAAACTACCTACAATTGCCGAACTATTCAACGATAACTTGGAAGAGGCATACAAAAATGAGCAACTTAATTTGCTACTGAACCAAGCACCTCCAGCTAACTGGGTAAAAAAACATCCGTACATTAAGGATTACAATTACCTACCAATCGACAAAATTGAGTATCTGTTACGCCGTGTATTCAAGCAATACAAAATTGAAGTCCTACGTGAAGGTACATCGTTTAATGGTGTTTATGTAGTGGTGCGCGTTCACTATCTTAATCCTATCACTAACGAGATGTGTTACCATGATGGTATTGGTGCGCAACAATTGCAAACAAAACAAGGTTCATCAGCTGCTGACTTGGCTAACATTAATAACGGTGCTTTGTCAATGGCATTCCCAATAGCTAAAACAATCGCAATTAAAGATGCGTGCGACCATTTCGGGACTTTGTTTGGTGCTAACCTTAACCGCAAAGATACCGTAGCTTATACACCTGATAAATCGGTAATAGACGCAAAAGAGCAACGTGTGGCAATGCTTATTTCAACATCAGCAAATGAAGCGGAATTAATGAGCATCAAAGAAATTATACCAGTAGCACTACAAGACCAATTCCAAGATAAACTTAATACTTTTAAGAAATGAAATTTAGATGTTCAGGACTTGGCAACCTAATGGTTGAACCAAAATTAAAAAGCGAAAGCTTAAGCGAAACTACTAAAACTTACTTGCGTGAAAAGTATATTTTTGAAAAATACCAGCGCTCAAAGTTTGTAGAAAGTAAGTACATGACTAAAGGCACGGAAGTGGAGGAAGAGAGTTTAACACTACTATCTGTTGTCACACGTAAGCTTTATAATAAGAATGAGAAGCTACTTTGGAATGACTGGATAATAGGCACTCCCGACACTTACGAAGGTGACACAATCGAGAATGCAATTACTATCATCGACATTAAATCATCCTGGGATATCTTTACATTCTTTGCCTCAAAGGAAGAGAAGTTAAATAAGATGTACTACTGGCAACTCCAAGGTTATATGTGGTTGACTGGTGCTAAAGTCGCTCAACTTGCCTATTGCCTAATCAATACACCTACTAAATTAGTAGACGATGAAATTCGCAAAGTAGGTTATAAATTTACTGAAGGCACTGACGAATACAATAAAGCAATAGAAACCATCCGCAAAAACTCAACTTACGATGACTTGTCCTACAAAGAAAAAATTCACACAATTACAATCGACCGAAACGATGAAGATATCGAACGACTTAAACTCCGAATCGAAGAGTGCCGAAAGCACATCTTTGACAAATATGGTTTCGAATCCTGACCATTACGGCGGTGACCAGGTGTATGAAGTAATCAAAGTAATAGAAGCTTGGGATTGCAACTTTAACATAGGTAACGCAGTAAAGTACCTTGGTAGATATAAAAAGAAATTTAACCCAACCGAAGACCTTAAAAAAGCAATTTGGTACATAGAACGAGAAATTATGAATATACAGTATGAAGGCGCATTTGAGAAATGGTTAGCCGAAAATTTAAAGTCAGGCAAAATTAAAATGTTAGAAAACTTTTATATATTTGATGACAGAAAAATAACTAAATTTGAACTACAAATGAAGTTCCAACAAATGATACGTAAATGAGAAAGCGCAATTTAAACATTATTAATGCTGGTACATCATTTAAATATGATCCTATTATGTTGCACTTGGTGTTTCAAAAGCTAGGTAAAGCATCTAAACTGACATCTGAACTTTGCTATCTTAACATACATCCAGTCCTAAAGTCAGAAGCTTACCAGGTATTAAGTGCGGTTGAAGGTTACACATTTAGCGACCTATTAAATGACTGTCTGAAATCTTATCTAGACAAAAATAATCACCTGGCAATAGACCAAACTAATCACACATTTAGTCAAATAATTGAAACTGAATTGAGCGAATGGTTGAATTTGAACATACATTAAAGGTTAAAAT